AACATGACCTCTGGTGTTATTGGGCAGTATGCTCAGTTCTCTATTGGTACGGGTTCGACAGCCACTGGTCGTTCCGGCGCATATCTTTCTTCTGTCGGCACAACCGTAACATTCCCATTCATCATCGTTGATTACCAGATTGGTCCGTCGAACGGTGGCGATCCTACATCGCAGTATTGCAATGTGATCGTTGCGTTCAACAACGAAATCTTCCGTACCAACGGCGCTGGCCCAACTGGTATCAGCTAAGGAGTAAGGTACAATGGCTGTTAATCTCTCACAGATCAAAGACCTTCTCCTTCCCGGACTTCGTGGGGTTGAAGGCAAGTATGAGATGATCCCATCTCAGTACGACAAGATTTTCACTAAGCATGATTCGAAAATGGCTTTGGAACGCACGGCAGAAATGCGTTTCCTTGGTCTTGCACAGCTTAAGACCGAAGGTGGTCAGACGGCTATGGATTCGAATGCTGGTGAGCGTTTTGTCTACAATCAGGAACACACTGAAATCGGCTTGGGTTATGCAATTACCCGTAAGGCGATTGACGACAACCTGTACAAAACCCAGTTCATGCCATCGAACCTTGGTTTGATTGAATCATTCCAACAGACGAAGGAAATTTATGGCGCGAACGTCCTTAACACGGCAACAACCTACAATTCGGCAATTGGCGGTGACGGCGTATCACTCTGCTCCACGTCGCATCCGATCGACGGTGGTACGGTAGCTAACACGCCAACAACTCAATCTGACCTCAACGAAGCATCGTTGTTGAACGCAATGATTGCGATCCGCACGAACTTCCGCGATCAGGCTGGTTTGAAGGTATTTGCCCGTGGTCGCAAACTCATTGTTCCTCCACAGTTGGAACCAGTTGCAATCCGTCTTACAAAGACTGAATTGCGTCCGGGTACTGCGGACAACGACGTGAATGCCATCATGATGACTGCCGGTGGTCTGCCAGAATCCTACATGGTCAACGACTTCTTGACGTCGGCTTATGCGTGGTTCTTGCTTACGAACATCGATGGCTTGGCATATATGGAACGTATTAAGTTCGAAACAGATATGCAGGTCGATTTTGTGACGGATAACCTTCTTGTTAAAGGTTATGAGCGTTATTCGTTCGGCTATTATAACTGGCGTTCGATCTACGGTTCGTTCCCAACGTCGTAATCATAAGGAGATTGCATCATGGCTATTTCAGCATTCTCCGGTCCAGCGATTGTTTTTGGGCAAAACCCAACGCAACCTGCTGATTACAACCCCGATCTTGGCACCTCCCTATTTTGGGGGGGTGCTGCAATCCTTGATCCACGTGCAGCATACACTTATCTTCCGGGTGAATCGCAAGCTGCACCAGATTTTGGATGGCTTGGTTTTGATAACATCACTACGCAAAGCATTGTTCCTTATACCAAGGCAACTGGTGCTATTGTGGCTTCGGCAAACGCAACAAGCGCGACTTTAACGCTTGTTTCGGCTAACTCTGCTACGACGGGTGTTTATATTACTTCGTCGTTGGTTCGTGCGGATACGGCTACTGTTGATGCTGGTCCGTTGGTTGCATTAGACTCTTATACTTCTGTGACGGCTTCGTTTTCCAATGGCGTAATGACTATTACGGCCAATAGTGCGATGCCCGTTTCTTCGGGTATGGTTGTTCTTGCTACCACGGGTACGGTTTCACAAGGTACTGCTGCTGGAACGCAAGTTCTTGGTCAGCTTACCGCTGGTACGGGTGGTCAAGGTGTTGCTGGTACTTATCAAATGAGCGGTAATTTGACGGCAACGTCAGGTACTGTAACTTTGGCTTATCAGACTCCTGCCCAATGTGCAGTTCCTAACAACTTCGCCACTCCCGGCATTTATCTGTGGAACCCACAGGCAATGTATGGTCGTGCTGTTGCTGTTACAGCTGCTGCTTCGGCTACTGCTACGACCGCTACGGTTTCGGGTTACGATGTTTATGGTTTCCCGATGGTTGAGGCGATCACGCTTACAGCTGGTTCACAAGTCAGCGGTAAGAAAGCGTTTAAGTATATCAAGTCCGTCGTTCTTAATGCGGCTGATGCGACTCATGCTTATTCGGTTGATACCACGGACGTTTTTGGACTTCCGCTTCGTTCTGATAATTTTGGTGACATTTTGGTCAATTATGCCGCTGGCTCAATGACCGCTATCACTGCAATTACGGCAGCAACTGGTTATCTTCCATCTGATCGCACTGTAGCAACCTCTACCACGGGTGACGTTCGCGGCACTTTCTCCGCGTTCACATCCAGCACGGGTGCTAATAAGCTGGTTATCCGCCAGTCTCCTCAAGCCTACATGGTCGGTTCTGCTAACCCCGGCTTGTTTGGCGTTACTCAGTATAGCAACTTTTAGGAGTGAACCATGAAGGGTCACAAGGCACATCACCACAAGCACCCCCGCGCTGAACACGCAAAGGGTGGCAAAGTACATCACGAAGTCGAATCACCACATGAAGGTGATTGGGCGCATGACGAAGCACCATCAGAAGTTTATGCTGGTGCGGGATCAAACGTGTCTAAAGAAGCTAAGGAAAAGAAGCATGGCGGTCGTGCCAAGCGCAAGCATGGTGGCATGACAAAGCACATTGGCCATGTTGATGGTCATATGGCTAAGAAGCGTGCAGATCGTCCAGCCCGTAAGCGTGGCGGCAAGGTTGGTTCGGATATGAACCCACTTTCATCTGCTCATTCTTATAAAGAGCCAGCTGATCATAAATCTTATGAGCCAGAACACGACTAAATAAGTTAGGGGGAATGGATGCAGTTAAAAGCACTGTTCCCCCTTGCCTTATCAGGGGTTTAAAATGACCGCAGCTTGGACACGCTCTGAAGGCAAATCACCGTCTGGTGGATTAAATGCTAAAGGTCGTGCTTCGGCCCGTGCAGAAGGGCATAATTTAAAAGCCCCCACCAAAGATAAAGATAATCCACGTCATGATAATTTTTGTTCTAGGATGACTGGGATGAAACGGAAAATGACTGGCTCAGCCAAGGCTGCTGACCCAGATAGCCGCATCAATAAATCACTTCGTAAATGGGGATGTTAAATGATTGCTGCATTGTCTTTTGGTGAAATTACACAAATAATTATTTCGCTTGGTATTGTTGCGATCTTGTTGGTGCGGAAATGACAGATAAACCATTTTGGGAAACCAAACTGCCCAAAGACCATCATACAAAGCATTTGTCGCATAAACAGGAACAAAGTGCTAAAGCTAGGGCAAGAGCCGCTGGAAGACCGTATCCAAATGCGGTTGATAATATCGCTGCGGCACGTAAAAAGGGCAAATAAATATGGGTACGTTTTCTCAATCTGGCGTTAACTGGCCGTCAATTACTCAAAATGGCAAGTATGAGCCGTTTGAATTACAGGTTTCCCGCGGCCAAATTACCAATCACGCACCGCAAAACATCTTTGGCTATGGCACAACGCCTGCCACTGCGGGATTGTTCCGTACGGTCTGGGAGAACATGGCTACAACGGAATATGTGTTCCCATCATCTGCCGTTAGCATGAACCTTGTTAGTACGGCAGCAGGTGACACAGCCACAATCACCATTGTTGGCTTGGATGCTAATTATAATCCGCTTACTGAAAATCTTGTTTTGAACGGCACAACTAACGTGCCGACCGTCAATCAATATTTTCGCATCAATAATATGTTTGTTTCAGTAGGAAGCGCGACCAATCCATCTGGCGTCATCACACTAATCAACGGCGGTGTAACGTATGGCCAGATCAATACGGGCGTATTTAACGGAACGACATCAAGTCTTGGAGCCTCTCAACAGGCTGTATATACGGTTCCCGCTGGATATACATTCTATGGTTGGCGTTATGGCGCGTATTCTTCGTTTAACGGAAACAGCGCAAACTACACTACATATCGCGCTATTACTAATTCACCTTCGGGTGTTCAAAAGTTAATTGTAGCTACACCATTTAACACAACATATGAAGTTCATCGTCATTTCCCATTTGCATATGCGGAAAAAACCGATTTGCGCTTTCAAATTGCTTCAAGTGCAGCTGCTGCTGCAACGGTAAGCATCAACATTGGTGGTGTTTTAATTATTAACGATACCGCTACTACCTTTTAAGGAGCGGATATGACCACAAGCGGCACCTATAGTTATAATCCGTCGCTTGGTGAACTTACGCTTTATGCGTTTAACTTAGCGCAAGTTCGACCAACCAGCATATTGCAAGAGCATATGCAATCGGCGCGTATGTCTACCAATTTAATGTTGGCAGATTGGGCAAACCGTGGCGTTAATTTATGGAAAGTTGATCTTGTAACTGTTCCGTTGGTTAATAATCAAACAACTTATGCGGTTGATCCAAATGTTGTTATGGTTTTGGATGCTTATATTACGTCACCAAATTCTGGACAAAACATAGACCGAATCATTTTGCCAATTAGCCGCACTGAATATGCTTCTTATCCTAATAAGCAGCAAACAGGCGTAACTACGGTTTATTGGTTCGATCGGTTAATTAATCCAACCATTACTCTTTGGCCCGTACCAAATGATACAACGGGTTATACATCCATTTCATATTATGTTGTCCGTCAAATTGAGGACGCTAATGTTACGGATGGTCAAACTGTTGATATACCATATCGTTGGTTAAACGCTTTTGCCGATGGATTAGCATATCATCTGGCACGGGTATGGAATCCTCAAATTGCAACAATTTTAAAGCCACAAGCTGATGATTCATATGCAATAGCTGCACAACAAGACACTGAATATGTGCAGATGTATGTATCGCCTATGGTAAACGGATATTGGCGTCCATAGGGGGTA